GAGGGTAAACTAATGACACATGAACCGCACCCTATGGATGTGTGTAACATCTTTGACACAACCAACATGACAATAGCACAAGTGGCTAGACATTTTGGCCTGACTGCTGGAGAGGTTAAGAATATTTTAATGGAGAAAGCAAATGACTAAGAAACTGGACAAGGCCACAAAGGATAAGATCATAGCCATCATAGAGGAGCACGTCAAAGTTCCTGACAATATGCGGGATCACTTATGTGACACGCTGTACAAGGCATACGTTGAGGCCAGAGAGGAGATGGCGTAATGGATAGAGAAGTATTCTTTGATTGGCTTAATGCAATGGTGTTGTCAGATGACAGCCTTTCTTTTGGGTGGCAAGTCGCACAAGATGATGGTGACGGGTGCATCACAGTAGAGTTTTACAATGTAGAAGAAGAAGAGGAAGAGACAACATGATACGCATCATATTGACCAGCACTAAGACAAACAAAATGATCTGCTATCACACAGTCAATCGCTTGGATGAGGCAGACAGATATGCCGCTTTGTATAGCCGCATGGAAGGTATCAAAACAGAGATAGAGGTATCATGATGTTGGAACTTTTGATAGAGATGGCGGCACAGTCTAACGCTAATGAGATCACCAGCTATTGCCTGGAGAAACACAACAGACAGATCAATGCAGCAGCAGCCTGTGCCTCTGACCTACGCGCAGCAAAACGTAAGCTAGAACTTCAAGAGATGCAAGACTTTATTGAAGCCAACCCCCACTACCGCTACCCCGGTATGGCTTTACCAAATGGAGTTATCCGCCCCTTGGATGCGTGCTGGGGCAAGACAAGACTGTATGGCACACACAGAAAGAACAGGTGCTAATGTTGCAGAAATGTGACGTGATAAATTGGTAACATTGACGCAGCTATCTGGAATGAATAACCTATCAGTGTCTAACAAAGGAGAAACAGACATGACTAACTCACAAAACACTAAGATCCTGGCCCACCTTCGTGCAACCAAGGGTCTGACCCTGCGTGAAGCTATGCTGGACTACAGTATCCAGTCGTTCACTAAACGTATCTCTGAGCTACGCAAGGCTGGCTATCGTATTGATGGCGTGAAGGGTAAACACCCTGTGACAGGTCAACAGTACACACGCTACGTTCTTATTGAGGAGGCAGCATCATGATTGCAAGTAGAGCTATCAAAGTCTACGCTAGTGCGGGTCAGCCTGACGGTGAGTATGTCACCACAGTTTTCACCCCGCACGATGCAAACCAAGCTCGTATCAAGCTGTTCAAGCGTACCAGTGTGCGCCGTGTCACCTTCAAGACACCAACAGGTGAAGAGCTTTCATTCAGAAATGACAGGGTGCAGAAACTATGACAGTGTACCCCTTCAACACAACCAATCTCATGCCAGCCACAGGTTATTACAACCAACTGATGCGTGAGATTGATGATGCACTCTGGCTAGGCAATAAGGCAGAAGCTCTTGAGCTTATCGCAGAGGATGTTAAACAGTATGTAGACATGGGGGAAGCATGGTATCCAAAATTCTAATGCACTCGCTGCCACTAGCAGTAGCGCTTGCTTATCTTGGTGGCTTCCTATATATCTGGTACTTAAATGTGAAAGGAAAGTAATATGAATATCCCCAAGGCCTCCTCTACACTACAGGATGTCATTGATTTCTATAGTAAATCCGCTGTCTTTGGTCGGTTGGCGGGTTCTACACAGAAAGATTATGATGCCCATCTTGCTGCGGTTAGCAAGACAGTGGTGGAAGGCAAGGCTCTTGGGGATTATCGCCATAAGAATATCAAGGTACGTCATCTCACTCAAGCTTACGAGGCTTGGCTCTCTGTTGGTGTCAGGACAGCTAACTATCGTAGGTCTGTGCTCTCTACTGCGTGGAAGTATGCAATGAGACATGACGTAATGACGCACGATCCAGTGTCGCTCGTACAAACCAGGTCTGGTCAACCACGGCGTGTACTTTGGAGCCGGGATCAAGTGCAGACATTCCTTGCAACAGCTTATGGCGACTTCCGCTGGCGCAGCATTGGTCTGATCGTCCACATGGCATACGATTGGGGGCAGCGTGTTGGTGACATGCGTGTGCTCAAATGGGATAAGCTAGACTTAACCCAGTGCCGCTTGGATTTAACACAGAGCAAGCGCAACGCAGAGATACACCTCCCTATATCGAAAGGGTTGTGCGATATGCTGCGCCAGCAAAAGGAAGACTTTGGGTTTCAAGAGTACGTTGCGCCTCGTGTTAAGCCACGCTGCAACGCATACTCACCATACAATAAACTAGAAATAAGCTATCTTATCAATGATGTACTAGAAGAAGCTAACCTACCCAAGCACCTGACTGCTATGGACTTACGCCGTACCGCAGTGACAGAGATGATGGAGGGTGGGGTTGACATTGCAGGTATCATGCAGGTGACAGGACACAAAGACATTGGGTCAGTCAAGCCTTACATGGTCAACACATTCAGTGGTGCATCAAGGGCGCTATCAGCCAGAGGAAATGATGACGATGAACCTTCGTGATTACGTTGAGAGTCTAGCACTAGGTGACGGACAGACACATCGTGGCAACTGCCCTGCTTGTAATGGCAGAGGCACCTTCACCGCTAAGAATGATGGCGGAACCATGATGTACAACTGTTACAAGCTAGGCTGTGGATCTCGTGGCATCTATGACACAGACATGACAGCAGCGGAGATACGGAAACGCATGAGGCCTATGCCTGAGAAGGCCGTAGCGGAGGCTGAGACGATGGAAGTCCCTGCTTACCTAGTCACACCTACCTTTGAACACAAGAAGCACACAGCCTTCGTTCTGCGGTGGGGTATTCGTAACTATCCTGGCTTGCTTTATGATGTCAAACAGGAGCGCAGCGTCTTCCCCATACACTACAGAGGGCGGCTCATTGATGCGGTAGGTAGAGCGGTAGGCAAGAGAGCGCAGCCTAAGTGGTATCGCTACACTGGAGCAGCCGATTACTTCACAGCAGGTAAGGGTGATGTCGTCTTACTTGTAGAGGATGTCGTTTCTGCCATCGTTGCCACCCAGCTAGTGCCTAACATAACAGCCTTGGCTATCCTTGGCACGTCCCTGTCTAAGAAACACATGGAAAAGGTAGGCACATATCGCAAGGCGGTGGTTGCACTTGACCCTGATGCAATGGATAAGACATTACAGTTTAGCAGAGACATAAAACTCTGGACAGGTATCGACACTGTTGCTATGAAGTTAGCAGATGATATTAAATATCGTGTTGAAGATGACACGCAGCAACTAAAGGAAGTATGCATATGATTAAAGCAACATACATTGACCACATGGGTAATGATCTAACAGTAGCCAACGCTGCACGGGTGTCATTTGGTAAGACAAGCGAGATGGAAGACGATCCTTGGGGGCCACCCAAGCTCAAGAAGAAAGATGATAAGCTGATCCGATACCTCGCTAAGCACAAGCACATCAGCCCCTTTGGTCATTGCTTTGCCAGCTTCCACGTGAAGGCTCCGATATTTGTAGCTCGGCAGCTAGTCAAGCATAAGTTCTTGAGATGGAACGAAATATCTAGACGCTACGTTGATGATGAGCCTGAGTTTTATGTGCCTGACGTGTGGCGTGGACGCAGTGCTGACAAGAAGCAGGGCAGTGAGGGTGTTGTTGATGTCGGTGACTGGGGTGATACTAACTGGGCATGTCTAACAGCATACAAGGATTTGCTTGAGCATGGTGTAGCACCGGAGCAAGCTCGTATGGTCCTGCCACAGTCTACTATGACTGAGTGGTACTGGTCAGGTAGCCTTGATGCCTTCGCTGATATGTGTAACCTACGTTGTAAGTCTGACACACAGGCAGAGACACGAGAGGTAGCACGACAGATTGATTACAAGATGATTGAACTATTCCCTGTATCGTGGGATGCACTAACGGAGGATGATGATGCCTAAGATATATGACTTAGAGCCTATGATAATGGATTGCTGGCATGTTTGTGATGACATTCAGGTTGTATTCAGACAGATAGGTGATGGTAAACGTGATCCTACACAGGATGAACTGATGAACGTACTGATGGGGATGCAGCAGCTATACCAGTGGAAGTTCGAGCAGTTGTTCAACAAGTATGAGGATGTACTCCGTGACAGACAATGAGTGGCCCTTAGAGGCAGACTTTACAGACATAAGACCTATGACACCAGAAGAACGTAAGGCATCCTTGGAGCGTGATGAAAAGAACAAGTGGCGCAAGTGTGTCAGTTGTGGTAATGCAAGTAGAGACACATGGTGTGGTTTCTGTCTGGAGGAAGAATGATAAAGAGTGAATGGAAGAAACTCATAGCAGAAGAGAAAGCATTTAAGGAGAGTATGATGCGAGATCACGAGTTTAGTAACACAGTGTTGGCGGAGCATACACCCGATAACGTAAACAACCCAGCACACTATGGTAAGGGTAAGATAGAATGTATTGATTACATTGAAGACTTCCTAACCACAGAGGAATACATAGGCTACCTGCGTGGCAACATTGCCAAGTACCTGCACCGATGGCGTTACAAGAATAAGCAAGAGGATCTACTCAAGTCACAGTGGTACTTGGATCGTCTGATACATCTAGATGGAAAGGATAAGATATGATACCTGTAGGTCAACTACGATTGTTACTCACCAAGGCGGGGCTAGATTATGTTATCACTCGTGTCGAGGGTAACGTGGCACACGTCAACATCCTTGTAGCGGAGCAGCCAGATGTACACAGTTGAGTTTGAATCAGACGCAGCGATAATCACAACACTAGATCAGCATGATATGTATGAGGATGTCGAGGTTATCTTAGGTGATGGCGGTGACGTTTACATCCGACAGTATGAGCCAGACATGGATGCATACCAGCTAATACTCATGAGCGCACAGCAGTGGATAGACCTGATGGCTGCATACAAAAGCTCAGAGGGTTCCTACTATGTGGAGGTGAAACATGAATGAGTTAGGGCAGGGCTTTTTCGCTGGACTATTTGTAATGTATGTGTTAGCGCTGCCCTTGTTATACCATATGGTAGAGCCAGAGGATGAGGAGATGGACAACTCTGGCCCTATTAAGTTTGCCTTCCTGTGGCCTTTGATTGCACTGGAAGTTATATATCGTATCTTTGTAGGAGAGAAAGACAATGATGGAACTGGCCCTAATTAAAACACTACTTGACCGTGACTTTTATGAGCAGCACAAAGGTATCCGCTGCCCAGACCACATCTTTAGTAAGGACACACGTGGCATCAAGCAAGCGCTGGACGCTGCAATGGAAACGTATGAGGGTAGCCTCAGTGTTCAAGACCTACAGGCTGTGTTTACTGTTCAGAACAAGAGCATGACAACAGCCACCAAGACTGCCATGGATGCACTCTTCAGACGCATTGAGATGACTGACCCCATCAAGGAAGAGATTGCACAGGACACACTGTCTCAGCTGTTTCAGAACTACGTAGGTGACGTTGTTGCTAACCTTGGCTTTGACTACGTTAACGGCACAGAGAATAGCTTGGAGCCACTGCGTAAGATCCTTGACGATTACAAGGATGACTTCACACCTAACCTGCGTGTTGATTGGGAAGCGGATGACTTAGATACTATCCTAGCTGCGACTGCTCTTGAGTCACGCTGGTCATTCAACATCCCATCACTGGCTCGTAGGGTAGAGGGTGTGAGTGGAGGCCACCTTATTGTAGTGGGCGCACGGCCTAACACAGGTAAGACATCCTT